CTATAAACGGCAAAAAGCCGATAAAGTATCCTAGTGCATAATCATCGCAAGCAGAGCGACAAACTCTGCTTCCGAGTAACATTTGACCATCATTAGTTTCTAATCTATTACCCCAGGTAAGCATTCCAAAGAACGCATCCTGAGATGTAGGAACACTGGTACTAGATCCAGAAAACCAATTGATTCTCATATGGTTTGCGCTATAATGAGGGACCTTTACATTAATAGGTCCATTTAACGCAGTATCTATAACCATCGGGCCCAATCTTTGAGCTCCAGTAGGATTCAAAGAAGAAGTGCTAGATGGATAGATATTAGGTGGGTTTGTGTCAACTAGATTGTTAAATGAAGGTGTTATTTGTGCTACAAAGCCACTGGAACAAGTGGAGGGGCACATAAACCTAACACCACCTCTAGAGAACTGGTACCCCGACGCAAAGAAAGACAAGTAGTCTAAACCTAGAGTCGGAGGATCAAGTACTTTAGTGGTAGCATTACATTTACAATAAGTGTACGCGAAAGGATACACACTAGTTGTCATTAACCCAGTCTCAGGTTTATTGGCAACCCATAACTTACCTGGACTAAAATATTTAGGGATAAGAGCGAGTTGCTTGATACTCTTAAAACATTCCCCTATAGTCGCGAAGTCCGCATCGCAGTTAGGAGGCGGAATATCCACGCCCCCAATATTGGTGACTGCGTAAACAGGATCATACCCAGACTCAGCGGCTAAGACTGTGTCTGGGTTTTTGGGAAACGCAAAAGCCATATCCGACGCACCATTAAAATACACCAAAACTTGTATAGAACTGGCTGCTGTACTTGGTGCAGACAATTTGGTCTCAATGTATATAAAGAGCTTGCCGATACTTCTGCTAGTAGAAACAAAAGGAGATGGTGACATATAAGGAATAGTGAATTTAATCTCACTTTTCTCTCTAATGTCAACAAGCTCTCTCAGACAATAGCTATTGTCACCAAAAACCTGCGTAGTAACTCCATTTGGAGAAAACACGACAAAGATTCTACCCGAATGGTATTCTGTTTTCACAAATTTCAAAGTCATTTCTAACCCGCCTCTTCCAAGATGAAACAAGCGAGCCAACGCTCCAAAAGGAGGAGGATGAACGAATCCAAAAGAGTTAGTTCCAACCGTACGCACAAATCGTTGACCTATATTAGAATATGTCAGATCAACAGAATACAATGTAGTGCCAACGGACTGAGCAGTCGTGAAATCAAAAATCTCTACAAAAGCTGGAATTCTCTTCAAGTAATCAAGGCTCATTTCGTCTGTATCAC